GATTCGAACCTGCAATCTACTGATTAGAAGTCAGTTGCATTATCCGTTATGCTACGAGAGCCTAAAATTATTCTTTAGTTAATGTTAGTTTTTGTGTTGTCGCTGGATCAGGCATCACCAGATTTGAGTACCACTTTGTGACAGCCTTTTCATACTGCTCAACAAACTCATCGGTCACTGGGCAATACCAATTCACCTTATCGACGCTGATACAAACGACACCATCTTTTTCAATGTGATCGATCCATGGCAGCAACATCATTGGTGATTGAATGTCCTTTCGCAGAATGATTGCCACATTTTTCAATTTGACATCATTGAATGATGAATCGTCTAACTGAACAGGCAGTTTTTCAATATCTTCTTGTGTTGCTAACTCTGCGACCAGATTCTCTCCTGTTGCGAGGCAGACATTAATAAACTTACGTTCTTCGCTCATTGTTTTTTCCTTTCTGTATTTGATTGATCCACTCCCTGACGTTTACGCTTGTTGTTGGTAGTGGTTTTCTTTTTCCCTTGAGATACGCTTTTTGCATTTGATGATGCGTTTCTTTTCCTGTGCTTATCACCGAATACCCTTTCCCAATTTTCATCCCATTTCTTTTGGTCGACTTGTCTGTAAGTATCACCTTTTCCAGTCATTTTTTCTCCAAAAGCCAACGAGAGGATTCGAACCTCCAACCTGTTCATTACAAGTGAACTGCACTGCCGTTGTGCTACGTTGGCATGCTACAATTATAGTTTCATTTTTTATGTTGTCAAGCGAAAAGATCTTCGAGTGTAGTTTTTCTTTCATGACTCCAACCAACACTTTCTAGAATAGTTTTGATCGGATCGATAAACGCTTTTTCAAACTGCGTGTCATAGTCAATGTATTTTTGAAGCCCAAACTCTTTTGGTAAGTCAGCAGGGAAAGCAATCACTTTCTCTGGTGTTGGGTTTGGAACTTTGAGCATCAAGAACTTCACTTTGTCACCCTCACGAATCATCTCATACTTGCGTGTCAGTTTATGCTTTCTCAGCATGTGATTGTAAATCAGGGCACCTTTCACGGCGATCGGTGTACCTTTCGCAAAGATGTTTTTGTCATCATCATACTTCTGCAATCCATTCACACTTCGCGGGAAAGCAACATCGACTGCTTCAAGGGAAACAAACTCATCTCTAAACTTTTCGATATAATCAATCACCTGATCTTCATCTGTTGTGAGAATCAAACTGATACACTCTTTTAGTTTGTCACGAACCACTTGTGGTGTCGATGATCTTGTCGTTTCAATACCCATGATCTTGAGTTTGGGTTTTGCATAACGAACACCTTCGGAGTCATGCACTTGAAGAATGTATCTTTTCTTTGCAGTCCAGATACCCTTGTCGGCAATCACTTCACGCTCCATGACCATCTTGTTTTCATAAGCGTTCATCATCTCGGCAAGTTCGTCATACTTCTTTTTCATGAACGGTTGAATGATCTCACGGGATACCTTGTCAAGATAATTGATCTTCTCTTCTTTGGTTTTGTTTGCACAAAACTTGTCAACTACTTTTTCAAGGCGAAGATAGATTGAGTCAGTGTCAGATGCGACCACATAATCGTAATCCTCTGTGCCTACGATCTTGTTCAAAAACTCATTCATGTGTTTCGCAATCCACCGAATCGAAAGTTGCCCAGAGCAAGTGATCGCTTCGGCAAGATCGATATCATAATATCTAAAGTATTTGTTGCCGAGAGCACCGTAAGCAGAGTTTAGAGCAATCTTCAATGCCATCTGCCTCATGTCCCACTTTGATATTTCACGATTGAGTTTGTTCGTATATCCAGCACGACCTAAAGATATCATGTTCTTGTTTGGTAAATCTTCAAGTTCTTTCTGTGCTTCAATCATCTTTTTCTTTGATGACTTTCGATCAACATACATCTTCGACATGAGTTCTGGTAAGAAACCACGAACGTCTTTACGATAGCAAGTACCATTTGCAGCGACAGAGTGACCCTCACGTTTAAACTCATCAAGTTTTTCGTGACATGCTTTCCAGTAAGTATCTGGACTCGCTTTCAAGAAGTTGTCAGGACCCATACCGAATCTTTCATCTGCATTCTTTTCGATCTTCGTTTCTGGACTAATGTTGTATTGCATAATCAAGTGAGGATACAGAGAGTTCAAGTCAAACGAAACAACCCAATTGTGAAAACCAACAACAGGCTCTTTCACATAAGCACCGATCAAAGGTGTATCATCGATAGGTCCACCCTTGAGTGGAATGATAATATTCTTGTCACGAAGATGGTTGTAGATAATCGTATCCCACATTCGCACTTGTGAGAACACATCTTCAACATTGATCTTCGCCATGTAAGCCATCGAACAATGAAGTTTGAGAAGTTGCATCTTCTCATCCAAACTCTCAACAAGTTCAACATCTTTCACGTTGTATTCTACAAACTTTTGAAAGTCATTCTTGTAGAAGTCAGCCATACTGTCATACTCAGAGTAATCAAGTTTCTTTTGACCAAGTTCAACAAAGGCGATGTGATCTAGTTTGTAAGACTCTTGTGTTGTGAGATTGTATTTGCGATACAGTTCAAGATAGTCTGCCGAAGAGACACCGATGTATTCATACACGGAGTGATCTTTGTTCATCATACGAATCGTCTTTTTCGCAACGACTTTCCATGGTGACAACTTACGCATAGCGTTCACACCAAGAATCTTTTCGATACGATTGCCAAGATAAGGAAGGTCAAAGAATCGAATGTTCCAACCTGTCACAATATCAGGTGCTTGCTCATGCCAGTGTTCGACAAACGCAAGAAGCATGTCTTGTTCGTTATCGAAGACATGACACTCAACATTTGGAACATCAAACTGACCGACACCGAAAGTGTGTGTTTCTTTTTTGTTACCGAGAACATACTTGACGGTGATGACATTGACGGACTCGTTCGGATCAGACACGTTTGGAAAACCATATTCACATTCAGTTTCAATGTCGATGTAGGCAACTTTCATTCGCTCAAGCGACCAGTCAACATCACCCTTGAAGTTGTCTGAAATATACTGAAACTTCCAGTTCTCATTACCATACACTTCGAAACCAGATACGTTCGCATACTTTTCGATATAGTCTTTCATGCTTCTCATGTCACCAGCGGTGAATGGTTGAAGAAACTTACCTTCGAGACTTTGATACTCTGTTTTCTTTGGTGATGGCACAAAAACTGTGGGGGAGAAGTCCCTGTATTCAGAGAACCTCTCCCCCTTGCTATTCACACCACGGAATAGAATTTTGTTTGAGTGAACCGCAACGTGCGTGTAGAATTCTGTCATTTATCTTCCTGATCGAGTTTTCGTTTCAGAATCTTAATCTCCTTTGTGTTTCTTGTCAAGTCTGCATTCAAAGAATTTATTTTATTTCTAGTTTCGTTCAAACTCTCCACAAGTTCTTCACGAAGTTCGAAGATTCGATTGTTGATCGACCTTCTCACCACATATAAAATCACACCGTACAATACAGCAAATAAGCAAAATCCAACAATCATTTTCCTGTGCTCCCCATTCCACCGTCACGACCCTCTACTGATTCTGGTCGTGTGTCGGTTCTTTCAATATCATATTTCAAATTCTGAATCAATTCACCTTGACAAATTCTATCGCCATGGAATATCTTCACTCTTTCAGTAGAGTCATTTTTTAACAGAATGTATGTTTGTTCACGATAGTCAGCATCAATCACAGCCTCTTGATTTGCAAGAACCATACCAACCTTGAGAGAAAGACCAGAGCGTGGGTGAATACGAATCGAGTGACCTTCAGGTATATCAAAGATCAAACCTGTTGGTATCACCATTCGATCACCAGGATCTGCAATCAAACAAAACTCATCGTGGATGTCTAACTTTCCACAATGCTTTTCGATTCGCTCATTTGTTTTAGTATACACCGTGACTTTTCTAGAGTCTGGTCCAAAGTATGCTTTGAGATCAAAACACGCTGACCCTGGTGTTGCAAAGATTGGATCAAAGACCCTATCAGTCATTCTGTAGTATTTAAGTTTCAATATTCACCTCATCATTAAACAGGACACCTATATTTAGAGACACTATTTGATAGTGCCTAGGCTTTCTTTTTTGATTTAAAAAATTATCCTGAGCCTACGCCGCCACTACCAGAGCCTCTTCTCAGAATGTCTCTAGTTCGAGTAGTTATACGATTCGCAACTCCTGGGTACAATTGATCAAATTTTATTGGATCAACGACTATGATACCATCAATGTTTGAGTTTGGTAAAAATAAGATGTCGCCATTCAAATCTCTTACTGTGATCGTTGCGTCACCGAGGGGTGTTGTATATCTTCTGATTTGTGATAGATCAGTATCAACAACATCAATTGCAATATTGCCAATTAGAATATTTGGATTTTCTGGTTGCTGCACAATTTTAGTAATTCCACCATAAACATCACCAGCAACAGGTTGACCTTTTGTTTTGATCACAACGATCTGCCCTCCTTTGAGTGCGTTTGGATCGTTATTATGAATCGTAATCAACTGCCGATACAGTTTCTTCGGATCACCACCTATCGGTATAGTTTCCTGAACAGCCTTTAAAAGATCATTAATTGAATTTGTTGAAACAATATCCGATCCTCTGAACAACTTGAGCAAGTCGTCCACTTTACTTCGAATCAACTTACCTCCTGCTTTACCAAGACTGGATATAGTTTTAAAAGGGCCCTCATTGAGTGCGTCTCTATATCCAGCCTCGTAGGCTTCTCGTATCATTCTCTGTTGACGTTTGTTCATGGCAGGTCATCCAATGGATTATTTATGTCTGGTAGATCGCCTGCCTCTTGACGAAGAATCTCACGGTAGTAGTTGATTTTCTGTTCAGGTGGCAAATTTTTTCCAATTGTGTTCACATTGTCTATGATTTCTCTACCGTCGTTTCCCATTTGATCTATTATTTCGCCCTCTAGATCATCTATTCTATCTTGAAGATTTGCCAAATATCTATCTTCTGCTGCCGTCAACTTATTCGGCCCGAATGGATCATCAGTTCTTGAGATGTTGCCTCTCTTAAACACCGGTTCTGGGGGATCTAGAGGTTTCAGTTTAAATTTTTTCTTTGGTACTTGGACATTACTAACTGTTTTACCACCCCTGAATAATCCCCTCAACGCTGCGAGAATACCTCTCAAGACATTCTCATCCAAGGCCTGGTAGTAACCCTCTTGGTATGCCTCTTTGATCATTTGTCTTTGCTCTGGTGTCATTATCCTGCCCCTGCGTTTTTTAGTTCACGAACAATACTTTCAATTTCTCTTGCCAAACCGCCGCTATGATCTCTCAGTCTTACGCTATCTACATTTTCAAAGGGGGAACTGAAATATGGTGGGGCTCCTCTTTGGGAAAAGAAAACTCTTGCCTGTCCATCTTTGGTGATAACTATGCGATGCCCTGTTTTGTCTTGATAATTACTGATTAGGCTGTTCAGCCTTTTCGTAAGATTTTTTGTTTTTGTTGCCTTTGTTCCTCTCGTTACCGCACCAGTCATAGGTAGTAGTTTAGTGAATAATCTAGCAAGAGAACCAAAACCTTCTTGCATTTCCTCTCTGTCATTCATTTTTTCATCATTCGACATTGTGAGAAATGGTGATACGGTGTCAATCATATCTGCTGCCATTGACAATAAGGTTTGTTGATCGTCTGCATCCATTTTACCGAACGGTGGAATAAATCTACCTACAACCGTCATGAGAAGTGGTGACTTCAAAAGCGTGTCAGAAATATTTGCACTTCCTCTTGTCAACTTCATGAGTGTTTTTGCGAAGAGTGGTTTCGATGCAAGTTTTTCTGCATACCTGCGAAGTTTGTCTAGTCTAATTTCGTCAAGTTGTTCTGCCTTGCCAAGTTTACCCTTTTTCTTTTCACCAGATGCACGCTTCAACATACCTCTGGCAGTGAGTCGGGCAGCAGCAGTTGAACCCACAACCTTCATTGCCTTTTTATAGTCTACATCCGAGAGATCACCATAACGATCACGAAGTTTAGCCTTCGCTTTATCGAGGTGACTCTTCATCTTCTTGCCTTTATACTTTAGATCTTTCTCGTTGATTGTAGATTCTGGCACACAGTTAGGCACCATTCGGTTGCCTTTCTTTTTCATACCGACTTGCTTGTAGCCTTTCCAGCAGGCTTCGTTGAGATCTTCGACTAGGTGTTTGTATCTTTTCATTGTTTTCTTTTTCTACCTAACTCAAAAAGAATCACCAGAATGATTATTCCTATGAGTGACCCCGGCTCTGGAATAGGAACACCTGCCATTTGTGTTGGCGGTGCAGCATCCTCTGATGTTGATCCCTGATCTTCTTCGACGACTACTGGCCTCATAACTGGATCGCTTGGTATGTAATCTTCAACTATGATCTCGGGTGTATCTGGTTGTCTTGAGTTCATTATCACAGGTATTGACTCTATTAGGTTTGGTGTCGATTCAATGATCCAATCATCTACCTCTCCCGCTGCTATATCTTCAAGCACTAAAGCCAGTATCTCTGGATCTGTTGTTATGGGCAGATCCATCGTCATCTCTTGTGGTGGTGAGGGAGATTCAGACTCCTCTTCTTTTTCTTCTTCCTCTTCCTCTTCCTCTTCCTCTTCTTCTTCTTCCTCTTCTTCTTCCTCTTCTTCTTCCTCTTCTTCCTCTTCTTCCTCTTCTTCTTCCTCTTCTTCTTCGCTCTCTTCTTCGTTTTCTTCTTCATCGGATGGTTGTTCGTCTTGTGGTGTTTTCTTACCAGCACCAGCAGCCGCAGCGTCTCCTACAACGCCGCTCATATCAAGACCAGAACCTGAACCTGAACCTGAGTCAGATCCTGAACCGCTTCCAGACGCCATACTAACAGAGCCGTCAAGACCACCAGCATCACCAGCACCTCCGCCACCACCACCTGATCCTGGGATGTTTCCATTCATCAAGTCTTGAACAGACTCATTCAGACCCATGATTTCTTCGATTGCTTCTTTACCGATAACAGTGCCAGCGACCGAACCACCGATTGTCAGACCGGTGATCTTTTTCTTGAGCAACTCAATTTCTTTGCTTCGACCTTGGTGAGCCTCTTGCTTCGCTTCGTATGCGGTGTCAAGTTCTTCACGAAGTTTTTCTTGTCTCTCTTCGCAACGCTCTAACGCTTCCCTGAGATCTTGCTCTCTCTCTTTAGCGTGATCTATTCTGTCACTTTGGCGTGCCCTCAGACAGTCTTCAAGTTGCTTCTTGAGATCTTCAAATTCATCACAATTGCAATCTTTGTCCTTACCCTCTGCCATTACTTGCCTTTCAGAATATCAACAATTTCATAGCCTCTGCGAATGAGTCCAGCAACAGCACCACGATTGGTTACGATTTCAAATTCACCGGTTCTAGTCTGTTGCATTATTGCCACAAAGTCCTTTTTACCTAGATATTTATCGGCCTGCTGTTTGGTCATTTTGTAGTCTTTGAACTTAGCCTTCACTTCAGATAAAGCGTGAACGGCCTCAGAAATCAATAGTCTTTGGTTGCTCATCAATCTTTTTTCCTATGTTGTATTTCGCTTCAAGTGTCCAATCATCTTTTTGTGCGAAAGGCAATATTTTGATTTGTGCGATAGAGGCACAAGGATCTTTGATCTTATCTTTGTCAACCACATTCACTAACCCCCACTCTTCGAGAAGTTGAACAATTCTATTTCTTCTTGCAATATCATCCTCTGGTACAGAGGATTCTTTTCCATCAAGAATAAAGAGTTCTTTGAAATGAACAATGTAATACTTTCCTCTCTTATGGAGGATGTGACATGACTGCCAAAGTTTGTTTTCTTTTCTGGAAGATATACCGATGCGAGTGAGCGTTTCTTTGATCTTCAAGAACGCCTCTTCATCTGGGAGGGTAACCTCAACCAGACTTTCTACCACATCATTTACATTTAACATCCGATATCTCCATTTGATTTCCAAGTATTTATGAAAACCAACCAATGAAGAATATGGTGTTTTAGTCGCTCACACCTTTCAAGTGTTGGCGTATAGATTCGATTTGTGAGTCGTTAAGAGTCTTTTTTATCTCTTCTGCCTTGACTCTAGAGCATCTGTAGTGCTTCGCCAATAGGGCTAGATCATCATCATTCTCTGATTTGTGCCACTTGCTGAATCGCTTTCCCTTCGTCAGAGCATGACGATAGAAGTCGTACTGCATACGCTTGTCAATGTGCGTATGCTTATTCATTTCATTGGCGAGCAGCACACCGTCTGTATGATACGATAAAGAGCGGTTTATGACGAATGGGACGTATGCTTTGTTCATGACTTCTTCGTTTTCGCCAAACAGATCATTCTTGCCAAAGTTTATGCTATTGAGTATATCACCAAGATTCATGCCAAAACATTCCCTCCACCACCAAAATCTATATCTGGCAGATCATTGTCTTCGATTGAGATAATCATTTTCACTGGTATCTCGACCCAGTTTTCACCGTCAAAGAAGTTGTCGATCAGAAATGAATCACATGGATTCTGTCCATGAATCCTTCCTTCTGGTGGTGTCTTTTCGGTGTGTATCAAACTCACCTCTTTGACCTCACCATTCAAATCTTCATACCTCACAGGAACAGGGCCCTCTTCTTTTCGTAGCGTCGATCTTATCCATTCACCCAACAAAACTTCTGGTACGCGAGTCTGTGCAAAAACGAGAGACATCACACCCATTGGTCCTGACATGAACTGTGTGGACAAATAATCAATACGTTCTTCAAAAAATTCTTTTCGTAGTGAATTGCATTTGTTCACAAACTCGGTGTAAGAGTATTCTTTGGACATGTCCCACACCTCTTTGAGAATGGACTCTTGCTTTTGTGTATAATTATCAAACTCCGATGATTTGCAATAATCGTCCAAATCGTCAAGTGTGACTTCATCACGGTCGAGTGTATTTGCAATCATCTTGCCGTAGTTGATTGTAATTCGATCTTCAAGTGTCAAGGTGCTTTTGGGTGAGTCGGCTTCAATAGGTTCAATACCAGCATCTCCGAGGAGTTTATTGATGTTGTCATAAAACTCCTCAATGTTATGTTTCTTTTTAAGAAGGTGAACTTCTATGGATAGATCGTATACGCTTTCAATCGTCATGATAATATTTATTTCTTGAATTCAGATCCCATCATGATTTCTGTGAGAGCGGCAACAAGATTGATTTCTTGATCAACCACAAACGCAGACTTGTATTGATACTCAGCCAGAATTAGAATCACGCTAGGCACTGATCCAGGTTCTACAAACTCTGATACCTGATCATAGATCTTTCGAAAGATTCGTGTTTGATCATTGTCAATATTATCGACAACCCACTTACGCATTGATTTGAAGTCTTTCTTTTTCATGTGATCCATAAGATCATTGACTGAGACATCTGAGAAGTTGACCAAGATACCTTCATCGATTGTGCCTGACTGACCGTATCGTTGAACCTCATTCAATACACGCCGCCAGTCTGGTGCATGACGTTGAACGAGTTTTACGAGAACACGATCATCGTACTTGATACTCTCACCATCAAGAATATTTCTTAGACGAACAAAGAAGTCGGCACTTGCTTTCTTCTTGTCGCTGGCGTTGAGTTTGAAGTCAATCACAGAACATCGAGAATGCAGAGGTGCGATGATTCGGTTCTTGTAGTTGCATGTGAAAATGAAGCGGCAGTTTCGACTGAACTCTTCGATGAATCCACGCAACGCTGGTTGTGTTGATTGTGGGTTTAGATAATCAGCCTCATCAAGAATAACAACCTTACTTTCACCACCAAGTGAAACCGTGCTTGCAAAGTTTTTGATCTTTGTACGAAGAGTATCGATGCCGCTTTCTTCGGATGCATTGACGAACAAATACTCTTGATTCATCTCATCACAAAGGGCGCGAGCAACAGTGGTCTTGCCGCAGCCTGCACCACCCGCAAGCAGTAGGTTCTGCATCTTGCCACTATCCACGATAGATCGAAAAACATCCTTCACCGCAACGGGAAGGATGCAATCTTCGATCTTTCTCGGTCGATACTTTTCGACAAACAAAGATTCTTCGAATTTACTTTCCATACTTTGTATCAGGCTCCAAAGCGATCCAATAGGTTACGGGAAGTGTCTTGTGTTCAAACTGTGCGACTTGACGCTCGCAGATACTTACCTTGTAATCACCAGGAAGCAACTTAAGGTTTTCAACTTTGAACAACATCGAATAACTTTCTTCATCGGCACACTCACCGACAGTCACGCTGTAATCGTTTGACGTAGGATCTTTCTTATCAAACACACGAAGTCGGCTTTCACCATTGCCTGTCTCGACAGCGAGATCAGGAAGGGCAAGCGTAGATGCTGCCTGTGTCAACTTACCAAAATTGGTTTGTGTGAGATCAAACTCAATCACAAATTCTGGAAGATTGATGTCTTTAGTAGGCACGGTAAGCAGAGACGGATCGGCATAGTAATACTTGACCGAGTTCGTCTTGCCACTCTCAGAGATTGTCACATACTTGTCTTCAAAGTTGAAGATTGGGTCGGTGAACAAATTGACCGTCGCAAGAAACTTGTTGAGATCCCACACACCAAACTCGACAGGAAAATCTTCTGTCACATGAGACTCAACCAAAACGTTTTTCACAGGCGAGATAGTCTTGACCATGTTGCCTGGTTTGATCAAGACATTTGAATTGATACTCGCAAAGTTTTTAAGAATAGCGAGCGTGTCATTAGAAATTTTCATTCACATAAACTCCTTTAGTTTCACACATCATACAGTAGAAAAATTTCTTGTCAATCAGTTTTTAGGACTTTCTAGTTGAGTTCTTCCTTCAATGTTAAGAATGTTGCCACTCCCAAGAACACAACCTTGCAAAGCCTGCCCAACACGAAAAGCACTTGTGGCCAGATTTTGCAAATTTCTTCGAAGCACATTTTTTTGTGCTTTGCTCAAGGCTTGTTCTGCCATTTCATCAATGATCCATTCACCATCTTTTTTTGTGGCAAATAGAACATCGTTCAGTAGCATTTGTTCTGCCTGAATTACGATTTTATCATCATTTACGGGCATGTCTCAGCCGATCAAATGTCTGGATATTTGATTGCTTCGAGTTTTTTTGCGACAAAGGTTTCTGAGAAGGTTTCGCTTGCCTCGCCGTTAAAATCTCCGCTCTTACCATTCACGACACCTTCTTCATAAGCCTCTTTGATAAGTTGACGAAGTTCTTCGTATGTTTTGTTGACTGCATCGGTGACGTTCTTCGAAACAGAACCTCCACCAAATCCAAAGCCTCTAGTTGTAGATACCATACTTCATTCCTTTCATAATTATTGTGTGTAAAGTATACAACTATTTATGCGTTTTGCAAAACTTTTCTCAGGCTTTTTCGATTAAGGGTCTAGACCAGGCAAGTCATCAAATCTTGATCCTGTTGCAGTGCCAAAGTTATCAAAAAACGATGGATGACGCTTCATCAATTTTAAGATAGCCTGGTTATTCGTCAATTCACCAGCCTGCACTCGATAAAAAAGATCATCAATTGACGCTCCTATTTTATCCACAATATCAGAAGCGGTTGGTCCTAGGTCCTGATAATAGTTGTCTACGTCTGTGTTGAGACTATTCAACAACCTATCAAAAAGAATATCTGCCTGCTTCTTAAATGCGTTAGCGTCATTAGGTTCTGGAAGTTTACCACCAAAGTTTATCAACCCTCTTCTTGTTGCTTTAGCAGCCTTACCACCCTTAAAAAGATTCTTGAAGAATCTAATGGCACCACCCAAACCTTCATCCAAGGCCTGGTAGTAACCCTCTTGGTATGCTTCTTTGATAAGATTTCGCTGCTCTGGTGTCACTGATGTTTCCTCACTCACTTAGGGTAGGTCGTCGAAGCCAATTTTACCTATGACACCTGGTGGATCAATAAATCTCTTAAAGTCATCAAACAAATAACCGATGCCAAACTCGTCAAGAAGTTTCAAGATTTCATCATCGGTGAATGGTCTTCCTAAAAGTTTCTGTCTTTCATTAAGGACTATCTCAACTGCCTTCATTAGACTTTGTTCGATACTAGAATCAAAAACTTGTTCGGGGGCTAGATCGCCTCTCAAAACAGAT